GGAGCGGACAGTTCCTTCGGAACTGGCCTGGCTTACTGGTACTCGTAGTCGATCTCGAACTTGGGCCGCATGACATCTGGGGGAATCGTGCTGAGGTTGAAGATGCTCACTGGGGTGCGGGGGTTCAGGGGCTCGCTGCGGAAGTCGCGGTTGGCGTTACGCAGAACACCGCCCAGCGTCTCGGGGTAACCAATCTGGCTGCGTGGGTCCAGGTAGTTCTGGTTGCCTAGGATCTTGTCTGGGCTGAACTGACCAAAGTCCTCGGTGGCAACAACGTCACGGGGGATCAAGCTGGCGGACGACACGGTCTGACCGATGTTGTCACCCATGGCCATCACGGGGGCCGCAGACAGCACAGTCGTCTGAGCAGCGCCGCCGCTGGTCACGGACCGGTCACCGACATTCATGCCAGACACGGCCATCTGACCCTGGTTAGACATCCCGAACCCACTCTTCCGGCCGCTGAACAGGAGGAACAAAATAATGACAACGAGGACAACGATCGCCATGCCCTTGCGATTCATTTATACTAAGTTGGGATATTTTTTCCGCCTAGTCCAAAAAGTCCGCTGGGTCTTCCTCATCCTCGGGCTCGTCCGTGAACATGTACTCCTTGGGGACCGGGGCGACAGCTCCTCCCCGGACACGCACCTGGAGGACGCGCCAGATGGGACCGAACGACTTTTTCAGGAACCAAAGACCGGCCAGCTCGAGCACCAAGTCGCACTTGGACTCGGACTTGACGGCCTGGAGTTCAACGGGGCTCTTCTGTGTATCGAAAGCTGTCGTTGTCACCTGACCCTTGACGGTGGCCAAAGAGGCATCAAGGATTCCGTCAGTGACGCTCTCCTGAAAGGCGTTCAGGATCGTCTCATCGGAAAGCTCCTTGCCGAACCATTCAACCTTGGAAGCCTTGGCCTGGGCGATGAGCTCCTCATCAATTGTCTTGAAAATATCTGAAGAGCTTTCTGGAACCTTGAACTTGACCGTCTTGGTATCGAGAGCACCCTCGAGGACAAGTCCGTTGACTTGCTGAGTCTTTCCAGAAATGCGCAAGAAGTATCGACCGTCTGGAAGCTTCTGAGGCTTTCCGTACTCCATCTGTATTAGATATACAAAAATAATCTTTAACTTTAGTAGTACATATGAATTCCTGCGGGGCCAAGTACATTTTGAACGATTGCTCGTGCCTGGCTGACCCCCTGAATTTTTATTCAACAATGTGTGGGTACGTAAGCAAGGAGAGCGGTCTCGTGTACCCGTGCGACCCAGGATGTTGTTTGGGAAAATGTGAAAACAAAAATCCGGTGACGCGTGTTGAGGTTCGACCATCGGCGGGTATCGATTTGCCACCTGGGTATGGTGTCAACCTTCCACAAAGTAATCAGGCGGCTTACCTTCCCGGCGCGACCGATATAGGAACTTCGAGTATACTTTTGCCGGGCGGGATTCAGTCAACGCCTCCCGCGATACAACAGTTGCCACCAACCTATAAAGTGTGGCAAGTACTTCTGATCGCCCTGATCCCGTTGCTTCTGGTACTCGTCTTAGGGTGTTTCCTTGCTTAAAGAGTCCCGTCGTTCCTATAGTACAAAGCACACATGGCTACTCCTACTCCCGTGACTCTCGAGACTCTGAACGCGGCCCTGGAGGCTATTGCTAAGGAGCAGCGCGCTCTGCGCAAGGATGTGCGCAAGATTCGCCAGTACATTGAGGACCCCACCGGTGAGAAGCAGGAGGCTCGCACCAAGAACAACGGCTTCAACAAGCCTCTGGGCGTTTCCGAGAAGCTGCGCGCCTTCCTGGGCCTGGCGGTCGATGAGAAGATCTCTCGGTCCCAGGTGACTCGCAAGGTGAACGAGTACGTCGAGGCCAAGGGTCTGAAGGCTGGTCAGAATATCAGCCTGGATGCGACTCTGCAGGATATTCTGCAGGTGCCCGAGGGTATTCAGGTGACTTTTCTGAACATCCAGAAGTACATCAACCCGCACTACATCAAGGAGGAGAAGCCCCCGGTCGAGAAGAAGCCTCGCGCGAAGAAGGCTGCGGCGGTTGAGGGTTCCACAACTGCTGGGATCACGACTCCTACGGAGTCGGTCTCTGAGGCCCCAAAGGAGAAGAAGATGCGCCCCAAGGTCGCCAAGCCCGCAGCTGCCGCTACCACTGCCTAGACCAAAGAGACTTAAAACAAAACCTCGTATGTAATATAAACTAAACTATGGAGGCCGTGCGTCTCGAACAACAAGTTGTTCTCGTCCCCCCTCCAGAACTTTCACGTGATGTCGTGAATGCTCTGGTCGGGACCAAAGTCAAAGATCTTGCGCTGTACAGGCGTGCATTTACCCACAAGTCAGCCCTGAAACGCTATTCAGGTCTGACTGGTTCCTATGAGACTCTCGAGTTTATGGGTGATTCCGTGCTTGGTTTCGTCATCACGAAACACTTGTTTGACCTTCACGAAAAGGAGCAGGAGGGCTTTCTGACCAAGGCTCGCACGAAGATGGTCAGAGGCAAGACCCTGTGTGAAATTTCCAAAGTGCTTGGTTTGGATAAGATGATTTTGATGGATGAAAAGGGTGAGCGGAACGGCTGGAACACCAACGAGCACATTATGGAGGATGTCTTCGAGGCTTTTGTCGGGGCCATCTACCTGGACCTCGGTATGGTCCACGCCAAAAGGTTTGTGCTCGAGTCGTTCACGAAGGTCCAAACCTCGCTCGTGGATGATAATTGGAAAGACCAACTTATGCGATGGTGTCAGGCACTCAAGTACGCCTTGCCCGAGTACCGTCTCGACGGTCAAACCAACGGTCAATTTTTCATCACGGTTGTTGTGGACGGTATGGACTGTGGGTCTGGGTTTGCAACGACCAAGAAACAGGCTGAGCAAAATGCAGCGGAGATTGTACTTAAGACGGATCCACGTTTCAAAAATAAGAAGATACCAGTGAATGGAAAGTCCAACGGTACTCCGAGCCCGTGAGTTGATCGCGCAAGAATACGCTGAACAAAGGTCTCAGGAATGGTTAGACCTTCGTGAAAATATGATCACGGCAAGCGATGCTGCAAGTGCCATCGGCGAAAGTCGGTATGAATCTGAAGATGCATTCGTCAAAAAGAAGGTCCTAAAGACCAAGTGGGCCGGAAACGAGGCAACAGCTCACGGTACACTGCTTGAGCCCATAGTTCGGGACCTTTATGACAAGAAATACAACAGAAAGTCCCACGAGATTGGCCTTGTGCAGCACAGGGACTACCCGTGGCTTGGTGCGTCACCTGACGGGGTCACCGAGGATGGAATTTTAGTCGAAATTAAGTGTCCTTTGACTCGGAAGATTGAGTCGAACGTCCCTAAACACTATTGGCCTCAAGTCCAACTCCAGCTCGAGATTACGGACTTGGAGGAGTGTGACTTTGTGCAGTATCGCCCCGGGAACACTGAAAGTGTTCCCCCCAAACCCGAAGAGTTTGTCGTCGTCCGTGTGCACAGAGACCGTGAATGGTTTCGGCGCGCCCTCCCCGTGCTTGAGAGGGTCTGGCAGCGCGTCTTGAAGGGGCGAGCCCACGGACTCTGTGAGATTCTGGATGAGCCACCCCAGTTTAAGAAACAAATTGCTTGTGAGGTAGTATAAGCGGATGGAACCGCAGGTTCCATCCTCCGACCCGGACCTGGACTCGTACAACCAAGTCTTTGGGAAGAAACCAGAGTGTAAACACAAGAATAGGTTCCTCAAATGTCGCGAGTGTGAAGGGTCTTTCTGTTGCAAGTGTATTCAACTTGAGGTGCACTGTTGCCCCAAGTTGGACTCACGGTCCAAAACTGAAAAAGAGAATTTAGCAAAGAAATTGGTCAAGGTGGAAGCGGCGAAGATTGTTACTTTTTGAGCCGGCTCAGAATGTAAAACACGAGGACCAAAACTATCAAAATAAACAGTGGGCTCTTTGCTACCTTGAATGGACCGCTCTTCTGGTCCCCTCCATTCATCCAGCACCACGGGAGAGCTGGACGGTACCACGTCACCTTACCGTCAGAGTACTCCATCTTCCGGGTTGGGAACGCGCCGTGGGGCGCGTAGTTTGGACTGATGGTCTTGAGGTACACGTTCCCTGAGAGGTCACGTGGCTTGAGACCAGAGTCTAGGTCATCGCTATAATCAACTGGCTCTTCATCAATAGCTCGCGTGTACGAGCCATCGATAAAGACGTCCTTGCGAAAACCATCCTTGTTGACACCAAAATCACCCGTCCACGTGGTCGGGTTGAAGAGGTCGATCTGCAGACGGTCATCTATCATAAGATTTGATGCCATTGTTCTAGAATACACTTACATTATTTTTGTTTGCTGAGTAGACTTTCGTCTTGACCTTTTGCTGGTGGAGCTCCCACATTTCATCTAGGTCTATGTTCAACATGGCCGCAAGCTGGAACAAGTAACTAAACACGTCACCCATCTCCATCATAATATCCGTACCTCTGTCCTTTTTGAGTCCCGTCTTTTTGTAGATTTGTTTCTTCTGCCTGATACTCGAGGCAAGTTCGCCCATTTCTTCATTCAAAAGCATCCAAACGATACTGATTGGTGCCTTGTCCCACCCCTTTTGATGACACATGAGTGCTGTTTCATCACGAAACTTATTCATTGAGTACAAAACGCCCAAGTCTTTTAAGTGATGAGCCGAGCAAGAGGCTTCCTGAAGTACACGACAAGGAAACACGCACCAACGAGCAATGCAAACTCGGCACCGAGCTTCCAGTTTTCAACCACATTCTCGTTATCTGTACGCTTCTCGGCCCATGGCTCAATGATGGCGTTACTGGTGAGACGGATGAGCCGTTCTATGGCGAAGAATATCAGGAAACCCAAGAGCAAATCATCGAGGGCTCTCATATCTACCAAGTTCGCAGAACTTATTTACGGCGGAGCCCTAAAAGATTCCAAACTTGAAGTTGCTAGGAATCTTGTTACCGTACGTGCTGGTGTTGACCGGGATCTCGAGGGGCACGGGGTTCTCGGTAATGTCACGCAGGAAGACCAGCTGCTGGAGCATGCCGGTCGAGATGGTCTGGGTTGCCCGCTTGATAACCTCGGCATTCATGCGGGACACCTGGTTCTTCACGTCCGTGTATGGGTCGGCTGCCAGGTCCGTGTACACGACGCGCATGAGAGACTGGACGTCACCATCTTCCTGACGCTCGAGGTCATAGCCCGTCTTGGACTTGATGCCGTCGGTGATGGCCTTGTGGATGCTCTCGCGGTTGAACTCGGAAAAGAAGGCGTTTCCGAGGGGGGTCGGCGTGCTCAGGCGGATCGGCTTGAGGTCATACGTCTCGAGCTTACTCATTATTGTTACTCAAGTTAAAAAAATAGGCCGCTAAAAATACAATGAAGGTCATCAAGCGCAATGGAGACTTGGTCGAGATGCTGTTTGACAAGGTGACCCAACGAATTTCAAAACTAAATAAGGCTCCAGAGTTTGAGACCCTGAATGTTCAACCGGCCAGGGTGGCCCAGAAGGTGTTCACAAGTATGTATGATGGAATTTCGACAAGTGAAATTGACACTTTGAGCGCCGAGGTGGCAATCGGTATGATTACGGAACACCCTGACTATGAGACACTGGCTATGCGTATCACGGTCTCGAACCTCCAGAAGACCTGCCCCAAGACGTTCAGTGACTGCGCCCTGGCCCTGCACGCCAAAGGTATTCTTTCGGACGAGTTTATGAAACACGTCCGCCTTGAGATGGACACGTGGGTCCAGCCGAAGCGTGATTACGACTTTGGGTACTTTGGAATCAAGACGCTTCAAAAGGGCTACCTCCTTCACGGGGAGACGCCCCAGTACATGTTTATGCGCGTGGCCCTGGCGATTCACGGGGAGGACTTCGAGTCTGCCAGAAAGAGTTACGACCTCATGTCTCAAAAGTACTTTACGCACGCGACCCCGACACTGTTCAATGCGGGTACGAAGCGTCCGCAGATGAGCTCGTGCTTCTTGGTGGCTGCCAAGTCCGATTCGATCGAGGGTATTTACGACACCCTGAAGGAGTGTGCGCAAATCTCCAAGTGGTCGGGCGGTATCGGTCTCCACATCAGCAACATCCGCGCGAACGGCACACCCATCAAGGGGACGAATGGGGTGGCGGACGGTATCGTGCCTATGCTTCGCGTCTTCAACAACACGGCCCGGTATGTCAACCAGGGTGGTGGCAAGCGTAAGGGCTCGTTCGCCGTGTACCTGGAACCTTGGCACGCCGATATCATGGAGTTTCTGGAGTTGCGCCTGAACCAAGGCGACGAAGAGGCTCGGTGTCGCGACCTGTTTACGGCCCTGTGGGTCCCGGACCTGTTTATGGAAAAAGTCGAGTCGGACGGTGATTGGTACCTCATGTGCCCCCACGAGTCCACGCGACTCCAGAATGTCTACGGCGAAGAGTTCAACGAGATGTACCGGGAGTACGTGGCCCAGGGCCGTTACAAGAAGAAGGTTCGGGCCCGGGAGGTCTGGGACGCCATCTTGAAGAGCCAGGTCGAGACGGGAACTCCATACATGTGCTACAAGGACAGCGTCAACAAGAAATCGAACCAGAAGAATATCGGAACCGTCAAGTCTTCCAACCTGTGTACCGAGATTATGGAGGTTTCATCACCGGACGAAACGGCCGTGTGTAATTTGGCGAGTCTGTGCCTCCCGTCCTTTGTCAGGGAGAGCCCATGGGCGTGCGCCGACGGAACGAGTGGAACCGAAAAGTCCTTTGACCTTTCTGAGTTTGGCGCATGTGTAAGAGTTGTGGTTGAAAACTTGAACAAGGTGATTGATGAAAATTACTACCCGACTCGTCCTGCACAACTGAGCAACCTGCGTCACCGCCCCATCGGGCTTGGCGTCCAGGGACTCGCTGACGTGTTCCAGACGCTTGGCTTGGCGTTCGACTCTCCAGAGGCTCGCGAACTCAATAGAAACATCTTTGAGTGTATGTACTATTCGGCCCTGTCTTCATCGTGCGCCCTTGCGGAGAAGCACGGCAAGTACGAGACGTTTAGAGGGTCACCCGCGTCCGAGGGGAAGCTCCAGTTTGATCTGTGGGGCGTCACGCCATCTGACCTGTGGAGCTGGCCAGATCTCAAGGAGAGAATTCAAAAGTACGGACTCCGCAACTCTCTGATGGTAGCCCCCATGCCCACCGCGTCCACGTCACAGATTATGGGCAACAACGAGTGTTTCGAGCCGTACACGACCAACATCTACCTGCGCCGGACCCTCGCCGGTGAGTTTGTCATGGTCAACAAGCACCTGATTCGGGACTTACAGGCTATCGGCAAGTGGAGCCCGGAAACCAAGACGGAGATTATCCGAAACGGAGGCTCAGTCCAGGCTCTCGACATTCCAGACAAATTGAAGTCCGTGTACCGGACCGTCTGGGAGATTCCTCAAAAGAGTCTGATTGAGATGGCGGCGGACCGTGGACCATTCATAGACCAGTCTCAGAGTCTGAACATCTTCATGGAGGACCCGACGAGTGCTAAGCTGACGAGTATGCACTTTTACGGGTGGCGCAAGGGACTCAAGACGGGGATGTACTACCTCCGAACGCGCCCCAAGGCGAAGCCTCAGCAGGTGACGGTCCCAGTTG